GCTTCACGATTGCTTCTTAAGTTTTCAAGCGGAAACCTTTCAACAGATACCAATCGGAAAAAAAATCCTTGTTGTATAATTTCATTTCTATTTCTTTCTTGTTTGTTAGGAATCACATGTGGATTAGTTTTTTCGTTAGGCAATAACAAATCAACTTGATAAAAGGCAAAGTCATTAAGCAAAGATAAATATAAATCATAAACATCAGCAGACCAACTCTTAACATTTTCATCAATCGCAAAGTCAATAAGACCAGTTACTCCAAAATCGTTCAAAGCGTTTCTATTAAGTTGTTGCCTAATCTTTAAGTCTTGACTTTGTAACAAATCAAAATACACATCTTGTATAACAGTTTCCCAGTTGCCTAATAGCTTGTCATGTTCTTTAAATAATATTTCTTTTACTTCTGCATCTCTAAAACGATTAGTTCTATATTCCCAGTTTTCCTCACGCAGTTTATTCCTACGAGAGATAAGCTCTAAACTTGATTCAGCTTTTTCATCACGCTTGTTCATAGCCCTTACAAGTTTTTGCGACCAGCTCTTACCAGCTTCTCCACCCCATAACGCCCAAGCGATACGACCATTTGATGGATAACCATCTTCTCCCGGTCTATATCCCTCAGCCCTTTTATCAACTTCGTGTCTTGGAAAATATTGAGCAATCTTACGAACTCTCTCTGGACTAGCAGTATCAGTATTAGAAATATACCTAGCAGATGCAATACCAACTTCAGTACCACCTCTACCAAACTCTTTACGCCACTCTAAGCCACGCCTAGCTTCTTCTTTTGCACCTTTAGGAATACGAAAGTCCAAGTCATCATATAAACCTTTGTACTCTTTTTTTGAACTCAATGGGTGTGCTCTTGGAAGTAAATCTAAATCAAACCTACCACCACGAAACCTACCATTACGAACTGCATACAAAAATGAATTAACTCTGGCGTATGCCCACATATCTGCCGATGTAACATTACCCCTAACAGATTGTGGATTAGTACGATATGCACCAACCCCACGCCTAAAGACTGCTTCAAGCATACGAAGTGTTACACGCTTACCGGCATTATCTCCATACTTCTCATTATGTTCTTCAACCTTTTTTCTTAAAGCATCAGACACTCTTTGTGAAACTTGCTTCTCTTCACGAAAATCTGCAATAACACGAAGTTTAGAAATATCAACAGTAAGAGTTCTATCAGTTTCAGAGTGACCGCCATTGTCTAACCTAGCCCATACTTTAACATTTGCAGTTTCTTCTTGTGTATTTATGCTAGTAATAACACCATGTGTAAGCCCTGATTCATCTCCCCTAAGATTAAAACTTACAGTAGTGCCTACATCAATCTGACTCAGCGTTGCCATTTACAATCTCATCGTATGCTTCATGTGTATCACATGGCATGTATATAGTATTACCATTGTCGTCCATTGTATGAAAACCTACACAACCAATCTCTTCTGCCCTGACTTCAGCTTCACGCTGAGTTGTAAATTTATCTTCCTCGAGTGCAATCTTAGAGCCATCAGAATATCTTGACATTTGTGCAAGTCTTGCTTCGGCAAGTTCTCTTGTTGGATAGCAACCCATATTTCTACCTGACACTTCAGCAATAACGCAAAACTCCCCATCGATTTCTTTGACTACTTTGAACTCTGATGACTTTTGCATTTCATCATCAGCAGTTGTAATATTTTCAGCGGCTTCAACTTCTGGCAAACCAAGAGCTTGAGCATCAGTTTCAGTTGCAGTAAAATCATCAATAGCATTTTGGGGTGTAAGAACTTTGTTAGCATCAAGAATATAAACTTCTTGACTTTCATCAGTAGGCAAACCAACTTGTTCTCTAGCTTCAGCAATAGTAATCCAGCCACCCTGCACACCAACATTCATACGAGAATATAATGCATCTTGGTCTGCTTGTAACGCACGAACTCCAGCAAAATCATATTCAGCAAAAGTTGTATCTTCAACATCATAATCACGAAGTAAAACTTGTTGTGTAAGTTCTTCGCCAACTTGTTTCCATAAAGGAATAAGTTTGTTCTCTGTAAAGAACTCTCTAAGCTCACTTGCATTAGAATAAGTAGCCCTATCTAAACCAGCACCAAGCCCTGCTAAAATTGCAGGTACGCCCAAAACTGCTGATATTCTTTCTTCCGGTACCCTACGAAGCGTACCAATGTCAAGTTCGGTAGGACTAAAAGCCATTTTTTTGACTTCCATTGAGCCACTAAGAACTAAAGGCATACCACGATTTTTACCGCCAATCTTTTGTCTAAATGCAGTTTGCACTTGGTCGGCTTCAGTTTCAGTCAAACCAAAATCTTGTTTGGGAGATATAACAACATTAGGAACACCACTGTTAGCAAGAAGTGCAGTAGCCATCTGCCCAGCAGATTCATCTCCATAAATTTCTCTAAGTACAGAACGAAGCGGTGCAAAACCTTTCCTATGATTTGTTTGGTCTAACCCTAAGCGAATATGTACCATGTCATTAGGCATAACCATAATTTTTTTGTTATTAGTTTCGTATTCGTAATGTGTAATCAATTCATCATCATTACCTTTAGGCTCAACTTGTTCCGGCATAAGTGGATAAAGAGCAACCACTTGCCCAGCGTTATTCTTTTGCTTAATTAAATATGCATCGCCGCTAATGTGCATCGCATTAATAATATATTGTTGCACAATATCACCAGACATGTATGGGTTAGGTCGCCTCATAAGAATAGTGAAAGGGTGGTTATTTAAAACTTGTTGTAGCCCATCATCATCAAAATTTTTAACCATCAATGTAGCTTCAGAAAAAGACATAGCGAGAGTTTGCATGCATGCAACAACCGCAGAATTAGAAGCACCATTACCCATAGTGCTAACATCAAATAAACCTGCTTGTGTATTCCAACCCTGAATAAAAGAATTATTGTTGTACAAAGAATCATCATCACGAAAAAAGTTAATTCTTTTAGTTTCATTTACTCGATTCGCTCTACCGAATATTATATCTTGTAATGTTCTTCTTTCTGCCAACTTATCTCCTTATGGCTAAGAGTTGATTGCTGAACACACCCAAAGGAACAACCAACCCAAAGCCAATCCTATTGTGTTCATCAATACGCTCTAAACTCTCTTTTTCTGGCTACTTGCAAAATAGCGTAAGCAAGACTATCCACTTGGTCATCATGCTCTCCTGCTGGAAATTGTAGTAGCTCTTTCTCTAAATCCAAATACCATTCAGCATATTTTGGAAAATAGACTTGTCCAGCTTCCATCTTAGCAGATAAAGGCAATGCTCTGCTCAACTTATCCTTATCAGCTCTAAGCTCACGAATAGGTAAAGCAGTTTGTTGTCTAGCAATCTGCACAAAAGCAAGTTGATAACCTGCTCTTTCAATACCAATAACTTCTGGTTGCCACTTGTCATAAGTATCTTGTAATAATTTAAGTACTTGCGGAGCTTCTAATCTTTGCCGATTGACTTCAAGTACAAATATATCTTGTTGGGGAGATATTGCAATCGTAGTAACAACTGTATAATCTGCCGAGTCTTTTGTCGAAGTTGCCAAATCAACTGTTGTAATTCGCCTGCAAGATTCCATTTCAAGTTCTCCCATATCACTTGTAAGCGTTTGTATTGTTTTTTCATATCCAGCTTCATCATACCCTAACTTGCTACCAGTTGTATAGAACCTAAACCACTCAGCGTGAAATATACCGCCCTTAGCTTCAACAAACTCAGCTTCATACTCTTGCGAATATAAAAAGCTACCTATCTCACGCTTTGCTATTGCAAGTTCTTCAACAGGTACAAAAGGATTAGTGCTGGTAGGAAGTTGCCACCTAGACCAGTCATTATATTTTTCAGCATCATCATATAACCGAGAAAACCAGTTATAACCTTTTGGACTAGAGATAAACAATGCACCACCTCGCCGCTCTGTAAGAGTAGGTCTTAAAACTTCTTTCCATACATCTTCTTTAATATATGCACACTCATCAAGCACAATGTAATCAAGACCAGCACCACGCAGTCTATCGGGATTATCTGCGGAACGAACAGTTACTTGCCCACCTGTTGGAGTATATAAAGTTTTCTCATACTCTTTAACAACGCAACCATAATCAACACCAAGAGTTCTTATTTCTTTCCAACCCTCAAGAGCCATGGCATAAGTTGGTGCAACCCACCATGTCCTCTTACCCTGCATGGCTTTAGCAACACACAACCAAACACCGAGCCTAGTCTTACCCCAACGCCTACCAGCTACAAGAACTTTGAACCTAGCATTACTAGAAGCAACTTCAAGCTGACCAGAATGAAGTTCAGGAAGTTTTACCTTAAAAGGTTTAACTGCATTATTGGTTGTTAAAGAAGTTTCCATCATCTCCCTGCGTGTCCAACAGTTGTTGCCAAAAAATAATTACTTCTTGCGGAACTGGTAATACCATAAAGCCACCAGCAAAAATATCTTCAGCAATAAAATCTTCATGAACTTCGACTGGGAAATCCCAATCATTAGCTAAAATAATATCTATAAACTTATCATTCGTTCCATCATAATCAATCGGGCTTGTCATTTTTTTCCTTTTTTTTTGTATCGGACATTTCGGACACTACCTCTCCCTCAACAAATTTTTTACCATCACTCCAGTACAATTCTACATCAAAGGTGTTTTGATTATCTAATATATTTACAGTATCTTTCTTTCCATACTTACTTGGATATTTTCTTTCAAGAAGCCATGCACTTGCTTGCCATGTTCCATTATTACTTGCATTCTGAATGTTAAAAAGATTACGAACAATAGCCTGAGATTCTGACTTGTTAATTTCAGACCACTTCTCTGCGTATGGCTCAATACCCTGTTCAGCAAGTTCTCTCCATCTGCGGAACTGTCTTGAACTTATTCCCGCAAAAATACAAGCATCTTCAATGTATGCTCCAACGCTTATAGCTTGATTCAATCTTTGCCAAACAGATTCATCTAAAAACTTATAGCGAAGTTTCATTTGTGGTTTATCCATAGGCATATCTCCATAATAACCTAACCACGACAAAGAGAGAACATTTAAAGTTCAAGCTCATTTTTAACCCTTTTTTTCCCAAATTTTTTCATAATTTTTTAAATTTTTTTTTGTCATTTTTTATG